GGCTAACGCTCTGCGTGCAGGCTTTGATATTGCAGGTATCTACGTAGAGGAGGAATTAACCGCTAACGCTAACAACGGAGAGGAGAACGACGATGAGTAGAGTTAATCACCTGTCATACTCAGCAATTGTAACGTTCTTGAATAACCAGGTTGAATTTCAGAAGCGCTACATAGCAAAGATCTACGACAACCCTAAAACACCATCACTCGTAGTAGGTACAAGCTTTCACAAGGCTATGGAGACTTACTACGACAAGGATGGTGGTGATGTGCAGGCTGCTATTGAGGCCGGCCTAGAGGAGATGAGCTACGTAAGCGACTCCGAGATTGACTTTGGCAAGACAGGCAGCCGTGAAAAGATGATGCAAGACTACACGCGCCTCGTGAACAAATACTTTGAGGAAGCGCCTCATTACAATGAAGTAGTAGACGTTGAGAAGCGACTCGAGGCTAGCATCGCTAATGTGCCTATGGTAGGTGTAATTGACATGGTGGTACGCGACAACGGCCTGCGGCTCATCGATTACAAGACAGTTACGGCTTACAGCCCAGATGACGAGGAGAGCTACAAGTATCTTATGCAGGCATATATCTACCTCGTATTAGCAGAAGCGGAATATAATCAGGAAGTAACAGAGGTAGTATTTAAAGAAATAAAGAAAACGATCAACCGAGATGGTTCGCCGCAATGTCGGGATGTTGCTTTTGATCGCCAGTCCGTCCTTGCTTTCGCACCTATCGCAAAGAAAATCATCACAAACGTATTTGAGTACGTGAACGATGACCGGTCGAAGTTCTTCCCTAACATGAACGATCGGATGAACGGCGCGAACAGTATGGATATTATCGCCAACCAGCAAGAAGGCTTTGACGCCGCCAAGATCAAACGACAAGTACGAGTGGCTGATACCTTTGAGCAACAGAACGTTGTCATCGATGATGGTACAGGCACAGACGAGGAGAAGATCCTCCGCAAGCTCATCGAGTTTGGTATCGGCGGTAAAATGGGCGAGACATATGTAGGGCCACAGGTAGTCAAATACACGATGCAGCCTAACCGTGGCGTGAGTATGAAGCGTATCGCAGATAAGGCTAGCGACCTTGCTATCGCCCTTGAGAGCGAGTCTGTGCGCATCGAAGCGCCTATCGCTGGTACGAACCTCGTAGGTATCGAGATTCCTAACAAAGAGCGCAAGGTAGTTCCTCTCACGGATGAACACCTCAAGCCTGGTACATTCGAGTTTCCTATCGGTATGGACGCCTTCGGCAAGGTGCACTACTGTGACGTTGTAAAGACACCTCACCTCTTGATCGCTGGTCAGACCGGCGCAGGTAAGTCTGTTATGATAAACGTAATCCTGGACTGTCTCACGAAGCAGCTCACACCGGAGAAAATGAAGCTCGTGCTCATCGATCCTAAAGAGGTTGAGCTTGCTATGTACGAGGGTGATGATCATCTTGCAAACGATATTATCACCTCACCCAATGAGGCGGCGGAGACATTTCACTGGCTCGTAGAGGAGATGGGGCGACGGTACAAGGAGCTACGCGAGAAGCGCGTCCGAGACATTGCAGACTACCCAGGAGAGATGCCGCGTATCGTAGTTGTAGTGGATGAGTTTGCTGATCTTATGATGACGAGCAAGAAAAACCCACTCTCTAATGTTGACTACGAAGGGCTCAAGGACGCAATCTTGGACGAGGTGACGCTCACAGGTGGTAAGCTCACAAAGGCCGCACTCAAAGCCGCCGTGAAACGCGTCAACGATAACACACCGCCTTCTGCTGAGGAGTCTATAATCAGGCTAGCACAGAAAGCACGGTCGGTTGGTATACATCTCATACTAGCAACACAGCGCCCATCAGCAGACGTTGTGACAGGCCTCATCAAGGCAAATATACCAACCAAGATCGCTTTTAGTGTCACAAACTCTATCAACAGCAAGATTATCTTGGATGACGTAGGAGCTGAATCCCTTACGGGTAAGGGCGACCTGCTCTACAGTGACCCAGCAGCAAAATCATTACAGCGCCTACAAGGCTTATATATCTAGAAAGGAGAATAAACATGGCACACACAGTAAATGATATGTTCAAGGTTGAAAAGATCAAATGGCTAGAGGAAGCGCGGGCTACGGCTCGCCACCTCCTCAAGACACAGCAATATGTGACAATCGAGGACGTGCTCAAGAAAAAGCCACTACCGAAGTTCCTACACCACAACACTATCGGCGGGGTGTTCCGCACGTTAGACTTTGAGTGTGTTGGATGGGGCCGAAGTACACGGTTAGAGATGAATGGCCGGTATATTAGGCGGTGGGAACTACGAGATAAATAAAGTTGAGTAAAAATGTTGACTTTAGCTAATGCTTGCGTTAGAATAAAAACATAAACAAAAGAGAGGAGAAGGCTCATGGAACAACAAAATAATAACGATTATCATAAAGCGATGGTTGTAGTTGCTTTTGCGCGTATCATGTACACGGTAGTGTTGGGTACGCTCACAGCGTGGCTATTAACCGCGAAAGGCTTTGATAACGGTTTTTGGTGGGGGCTACTGTCTGTAGTAATGATACTTTGGACAGTTTCTAAGGCAATTGAGACAATCTCATTTATCACAATAGCGGTAACATGCAAGGATGATTAATTGATGAAACAGAAAATCCTAGAAATTCTAGATAAATCAACCAATAATGGCATGAAGGCAGACGAGATTATGGAGATTACCAGAAAGTGGCTCGTAGAGAATTTAAACGACGTTCTTTACGACGGCAAAGACGGTGATATTAATGCGCCAGCCTTTGTTGATGACATAAAAATATATATGGTTGGTAGATTGCGATGATAGATGATACACACGATGATATTAGTATGGACGATATAAAAGCATTTTGTACCGGCATGAATATGACGAACATTAACGATGATGAGGGGAATTTTCCAGATGCACGATAAATGGCGAGGTAGCGCACTATGTGCACAAACAGACCCGGAAGCTTTCTTCCCACAGAACAAAGCATACGTGGATGACTACAACGGATACGATAACTACAACGCGGCACGCAAGATTTGTGCAGAGTGTCCAGTAAGGGGTGAGTGTCTAGCAGATGCGCTGATGACGGGCGACGTAGAGTACGGCATGCGAGGTGGGCTTACACCGCGTGAGCGTATGGGTATTTTGGCAACAAAGGTGGCGATGTATGAGTAAACTAGTGTTGCGTTATCTATTGACAGTATTATCACCAGTGGTCACATTGTGTCTTATACGAATGGCTTATGCTTTTTACAAATGGGCGCTTGATATACTGAACGTACCGGAGGCGACAAAGATGGCTGAAGCATGCACTGTGTTTCTGGTTATTATTATTGCCGCGTCTGTATTTGTTGACTATACATATAGCAAAGCTGGTAAAAGGAAGGGAGGTCATACCAAATCAAAATCCAGACACCAAAACAACACAAAGAAATGGTAGACAATTGGATCGAATATATAAAACTTAATACGACGCCAGAGGAGGTGACAAATGTTACTAACTAAATACAAAGTGCAAGAGCTAGTTGAAAACGCCAAGATTGACCTAGATGACCTTTCACAAAACGTTGGCGCTTTCCTCGAGAACGGTGTCGACGATGATAATATTACGCTCGTATACGCCGCTATCGATATACTAAAGGAGCAGATTATAGATGAGCTGGGAAGGGTGGCATGATGGATCGAGATAATCTTTATTACGCAGAATTGGCAGTAAGTGGTGAACCGCCCAGTTTTAATAGAGGTAAGTGGGAGGAGTTTGACGACGCCGTTAATAATTTTGATCAGCTCCGATTTTCTACTATTGTGAGAAAAAATGTGAATAGCAGTGGTATAGAAGTACGCCTTTGGTCATATGACAAGCGGTGAAAACAGGCAACATTAATAAATGTAAAAAAGGGGAATAAATGAACTACAACACACCAAAACTAAACCAAGAAACAAACGACAAATGGGCGCAGTTCGATACATTGAGCGATCACCTGCGCGGGCACTGTAAACATCAAACGGAGGAAAGCATGACAGAATATAAAAAACACATCGGGCAACACAACGACATGATGATCGACAACCTGGCGCTACCGCGGGAAACTATGAAGGGTTACAGCCCAGAGCCGCATGAAGACTTTGACGCAGTAGAGGTTGAGCCAATTCAAGACACACTGTTTGAAATGCAAGAGGTTGTTGACGGCCTGCCCGAGGAAGAGCTACAAGCCTACAAGGATCAAATGCTTGCAGAGATTAGCGACCGTGAAGCTATTGTGGACGCAATCAACCGTCGGCTCGACACCGTACAGGCGAAACAATACACGGGTGGCGTGCGTAACGCTATAACTAAGCAGGTGAAGCTATAGGAGACATAGATGGATAAGCCAAGCAAATACGACAAACGCCAAACACACGGCGAAGACTACTATAAAAAGATCGGTAGTCTGGGTGGATCGGCTAAAGTAAAGAAGGGTTTTGGCAAAAACCCAAAACTCGCCTCAATAGCAGGCAAGAAGGGCGGAAGCGCTACTCCATACGCCTCACTCTCCTTCTCGGCAGCAGATGAGATTGAGCGAGTACTCCTTAAAAACGAAAAGTTCGACGTAAAAGAAGAAAAGAGCCGTTACGAGATTACCATGAATGGCTCAATTCTCTCGATTATCCCACGCTACAACGGCCGTATCAAGAAGGCTGTGCCACGAGATGACCTATCTGGTCGAGTGATGGCCACAAAAGATATGGCCGTCCTAGAGACGCTCAAAGTCATGATTGTAGAAGGTATGTACCGTGGCGAGAGCTAGAACAGCAAAAGAGTCCACCATCCACCAGATGGTGGTGGACTATTTAAAGATACAGTACCCTGGCGTCATATTCCGCACAGACTTTAGCGCTGGTGTTAAGATGACGATGGGGCAGGCCATTAAACATAAGGCCTTACAGGAGGGGCGAGGTTATCCAGATCTGTTCATCGCAGAGCCAGCACAACTAGCAGGAGATTGGTATCACGGGCTATACCTTGAACTGAAGCGTGAAGGGGTGCGCCTCATGAAAAAAGACGGCAGCTGGGCAAATGAACACTTTGCCGAGCAGCACGCCTACATGAAGCGTCTGAGCGAGCGAGGCTATAGATGTACTTTCGCAGTTGGTTTCGACGAGGCAAAAGACCAAATAGACAAATACATGAAAAACACAGACTACACAGAGCGGCGAAAACGAATATCAAACGATCAAATATTTTAGAACAATAGCCGAAAGAATAGGGGGGGCGAATCGCCCCTTCTTTATGTTATGCTGTAAGTAGTATTAATATAATGCTAAAGGAGAATTAATATGGCATTAACAAATTTTGGTACAATCGTCGGCCAGGACGCCAACGAAACGTCTCCAATCAAACGTGCTACACTCGGGCAGATTGCCTTTTCTGATGAGGGGCGACAGTTTCGGTACGCACAGGCTGGTAGCGCAGACTTGGCCTACGGTACAGGTATGAAAAGCTCGCTGGCGAACAAAAACACACAACTAGCCTCAGCTGCTAAGACTGGTGACGGCGCTATCGATCTGAAGGATGTTTCAACAGTTGAACTGTCGGAGGACGGCCTTATTCTGTTGAACAACCGGTTCTACGAGTATGATGGGATCAGCGGAAAAACTATGTCGCTACGTGATCCTCTTGTAGAAGACGTAGCTGCTAATGCTGCTGTGCAAATTCGTCCAAATGACTTTGACGATATGGTCACTACGACAAGTGGTATCAAGGCATACGCAAAGATTCCTGTGCCAGCTGGCCATTATTTCTGGTGTGAAGTGTAGTTTGACTGTCTGAACCAAGAGAGAGGCTGCGGCCTCTTTTTTGGTTTCTATCCTAATGTTATAATGGATACACAAGCAACAACTAAATAGGAGCACAAAACATGAGCACAGAGTTACACGCCATGCCAGGGTTTTGCCTGGTAGAGGTAACTAATAAATACGGCTCGAGTTTGTCTATCTCACAAGGAGAACATGGCAGCCATACGAGCGGTATACTAAAATCTGTCTATATCAACGAGAGTGGTGTGGCCACAGAGAAAGAGGACACTCTCTCAAAATTTCTTGGTAACAAGATTTATTTTACGAAGTATAACGACAGCGAAGAGATTGAGGTAGATGGTAAAATGTTTATCTTTGTCCCCGTAGATGCTGTAAATGGGGGTTCATTGGATGCCTAAACAAACATCAGTACGTAACGTAATTCGTGGTGATGAGCTGAGAGAAAAGATCAGTGCGGGCGTCGAGAAGGCCTTTGATGTAGCTTACTCCTCATATGGGGCTAACTCTGGCAATATCATGATTGAGCACCGCTATGGTGAACCTCTCGTATCTCACGACGGTATCACTAATATTGGGCGTCTCGTCGTATCAGACCCAGTAGAGAACATGGCTATCTCTCTCGTACGCCAAGCTAGTGAGAAAACTAACCGGTCAGCTGGTGATTCTACTACTCTCACTATCGTTATGACTTACCTTGTCTACAACTATTTCAAGGAGATGGCGAAGGACAAGCCACGCGCCGTACAGAAACAAATTGAGCGAAACAAACAAGCTATCCTGAAGGCTATCAAAGAGAATAAGATTGAGGCTACAGATGAGTTACTCTATCATGTTGCGCATACATCATCTGGCGACGAGGCTATCGGTCATTTAGTGTTCGACGCGATCAAAGATGCCGGCGCTAATGGCGCAGTAACAGTGGTAGAAACACCTGAGAATAAGATTGAGAGCAAGATCGTCCAAGGTTTCACCTTCAAAAAAGGTATGTCATCTATTGCATTTGCAGACGATATGCAGTCTATCCAGACGAAATACGATAACCCAACTGTTATTGTTATGTCTCGACTTATTAGCAAGAATGACGACATTGTACCTATCATCGACGCCGTCCTCAAGGCTGGTGCAGAGAGTATTGTGCTCGTAGCAGACGTATCAGGGCAAGCCCTTGAGACCCTTGCCACTAATAAGATGAACGGGAAGCTGAACATTGTCGTGGTAGAACCATCAAGCCAAGCCCGCGAGCTATTCCTTCGTGACGTAGCAGCCTACGCCGGCGCTGAAGTATTTGTGTCGCCTCGTATATCAGACTTTACAGATGCCAATATCGGTAAAGTTGAGCGCGCCCACATTACCACTACAAAGACTATCCTATCTGGCCCAGGTAACCGCGAGAAGCTAGATCAGTACATCGAAGGTATCAAGGATGATTACCGACGCGATGCGCTGAACGGCAAGACTGTAGAGATTAGTGTTGGTGCGGCTACACAGGTTGAACGGCAAGAGCTAAAACTCCGTATTGAGGACGCTGTAGCAGCTACACAGATAGCAAAGGACTATGGAGTACTCCCTGGTGGCGGTACGTTCCTGCGCGACGTGTACGAGGCTGATACCACCAATATGCCGAGCTACCTCACGCAGCCCTATACGATGCTCGTAAACAGTATGGCCAAGGAAACGACTGAGGATAAGCCATATACACCGAAGGCTGGCTACGATATTTACTCTGAAACCTATCATACAGACGTTCTGAAGGCTGGTATTGTAGACAGTGCTAAATCTATCGAGGAAGCCATTGTAAACAGCCACAGCGTCGCTGCACAGCTCCTATCGATTAATGTGGCGTTACCATTCGAGAAGGATCAAGAATAATGGAAATTGTAGCCCTTGTTATCTCAATTTGTGCCCTCTTAGTTGCTTTGCTAAATAACCGCCGTGACCCGGTTGTACCTACTACAGCACGCCGGGCGGGCCTCTCCTGGCTGGAGAAATACGCAGGCGCGGAGGAGCAATACATAAATAAAAACAAAGACACAAACAAAAGGAGTGGCATCATTGAAGCCGCCGACCCTGTGACGATCAACGCTCAATGGCGTGATGAGACAGGACAAACAGAAAAAGACCCGTTAGACTTTATGAAGGACGTGAAATAGATGGGCGTGATCATAGATGGTATATATTACCGTGAAACACCAAAAGACGCATCACAGCGCGTCTCAAGCACTGTCACGGGTATAGCAGACACAAACAACAAAGACAGACAGCGCGAGGACTATGCGGTTGACCTAATTCAATCGCACAATCCAGACGGGACAGTAAACGAGGACTTTATCGAGTACTACCCAGAGGAAGCTAAGAAGCGCGGCCTAATATAAACATAAAGACAAACCCAAAAGATAAGAGCACCCACTATAGGTGCTCTTTATATTTACCGCTCAAGTAGACTGACCATGCTTTGTACCCCTGTGACCTCCACACATCGTACGCACATTTCACGTTAGTCCCTACATCGAACGTGTCGCAATGCTCTCGTCCTGGAAGTATCCTTACCTGGAAAGCTCCAAGACTGTACCCGTATACCCTATTATTTTGTGTAAATGTTAGTGTTTGGTCACCTTTTGCGCCTGTCCTACAATGGCTCTCGGCGGTAGCGATGGCAACCATGGTGTTTACGTCCCACCCGCTGTATTTCGAGGCCTCCTCACGTACAGCGTCGCATCCTGTCTTAGCCGGTTGCGCCACTATAGCTACTGGAGGTTGCTCTACTTTAACAACTGGTTTCGCTACTGGGCTTTTTCTTTTCCCGCGGTTTCGCTCGTCACAACCTTGATAGTGTTGTACTTCTCAACCTGTGTGCGGCCCGTGTTGAGGCCAGCTGCGAAGGCAAACCCTGCTGCGATCAGTGAGAGCATTACTGCAAAGATTGCTGCCGTCATGATAGCGCTCGTCTTCTTTACGTAGAGCTTGTCTACAGCGCGGCGAATCTCTTCGTTTGCCCCAAAGATTACGTCTTGGCTTTTCTTATTGGTTTTACTTTCTTTAGCCATGCAAGTATTATCTCCTCTCTTGCTTATGTTTGCTATGTCTCTATAGTACACCATCCAAAGAATAGCGTCAACACTTTTTTTGAGTTTTATTTACAACAAGAAAACCCCACCGGAGTGGGGCTCTTGGATAATCTAGAGGTTAGACTATCGGATCTTGGTGATACCTGTGATAACACCCTGGCGGCGAGGTTGAGTACAGATAAAGTTACCCGATACAACCATTGCACCAATCTCTGCGAGCTGGTTTGTTGGCTCCTTAAAGCCGCGGAACTGCATCCAGGTAGGCTGGTCTTCACTAATAGCGCTATCGATAGCCTCCTGCTTCTGCTTCACGCGCTCAAGGCCAGGAATGGACAGATCACGAAACTCCAGGTAGTTCTCGTTGAGGAAGAACATTTTACCAACAGGAGCTTTGTCGTCAGCCACACATGGCTTGCCACGAAAGTCGAGCGATACGAACCCAGCCGAGCCGTGCAACTCGCTAGCAGGCACAGACGTACCCATTGGAGTACCGCCGCTAACACGGTTGTAGCCACGAGCAGTCATAGCGTTGTACTGGACGCTGAGCTTGTCGCCCATCAGCTCCTCGTAGAGGCTCCAAGTTGCCTTGTCGCTGAGGATCATCGTTGGGCTGTGCTTTGCGCTACCAGCAGCCGAGACAGCGTCAAACTCCTTAGCCATGAGGCCAAGAGTTAAGAGACCATTAGCAGCAGCCGTAACGTCAGCGTTGACCGAAGGCAGGGTAGCACGAGTGATACCAGCGTAAGTGGTAGATGCCGTACCGTTGTCAACGATCAAGCCAAGACCATCAAGGTCGTTACCAGCACCAGTACCATAAAGCTGGGTACCGATGAGGTTTGCGAGGCTGTTCTGAGCTTCCTCGAGCTTCTGAGCAACCAAACGAACAACCTGGTTGTCGCTCGATGCTTGGTTGACAGCCTTCTCGATTTGGCTAACAACAACGCTCTGAACGACTGTAGCAGGTTCCCACTTCAGGTTTTTAACGTTGTCGGTAGCAGCGACACTGAATTGCTCCATGTCGGTAATCGACTTACCAGTCGTGCTGTTTTTAGTTTGTGTAGGGCTTTGCACCTTGGGGCCAGCCCACTTCTTGGTGTTGCTCATCACGCGAGCGGTCAAAACGTTCGAGTTGTTAACAAAGTCAACAACGCGAGGTAGAAACTCGTCCTTTGTGATGTTTTGCACTGTTTCTGAAAACTTCATTGCTTCCATCTCCTTATAGTTGTTACTAATCTGATTTTACGACACTATTTGGCTATAACCGTGGCCATTATTGCCCTAATTGAGCGTAAATGTTCTGTAATTTGAGCTTTGCGGCCTGTGGGCTATCTGTGGTCAGCGGCAGCATGGACTTATAGCCCTGAATATCCTGGTTCGAGAGGGCACCGCTATCGCCTGCTGCACGGGCTAGGGCTACTGCCAGGGCCTGCTGGTTGGCTTCATAGGCTGAGGCCCCTGGGTTGAACATACCGAGTGTAGCGTTATTGAGCAGGTTGTTTAGTACGCCAATAGGCCCTTGAGCACCACCAGCCTGCTTGTACATAGTCTCGATACTAGCCGCTTTCTTGGCTGCGTCAGCCTTCTTTTGGTCGTCTTTGGAGGTTTTACTACTGCTTGCCTTCTGGAGCGCGGCAAGCTGCTTCTGGTTCATTGCGTCCTTCTTGTCGAGCTGCTCGAGCATCGAGGCGTAGAACTGCACAGCCTTCGGGTTGTTGTCTGCAGCTGCTGCCATATATGCCTGCTCAATCTGATCACGATCTTTGCCGGCGAATTTTGATGGCTGCATCAACTGCTGCATAGCCTGGAGCTGCTGGGCTTGTTGTAATTCTTTCTGTTGAGCCTGTGCACCGCCGAGCTGTCCGGAATTTCCGGATGGTTGAGATGTTGCGTCAGCGTTTTGACCGTTCAGCTGGCCGAGAGCGAGAAGGCCCGCACCAGCTAGAGCTGCATTTTTAGCTGTGTTCTTAGCTTTCCCTACAACACCACCCACGAGAGCTTCTGGGTTGTCTGAGGCCAACTGGAGAGCACGCCCACCACGCTGGAGTAATTTGCCAGTGGTAGACGCCAGTGGCTTACCGATAACCTCTTGTGCAACCTGCTGGATCGGGTTGCCAAAATTACCATTACCCATCACTCCACCAGCGAGCGGTGCCATCTTTTTTTGCTTAGCAAGCTGGCCCATGATGACAAACGGAGCTTGCATACTTCGCACGTCTGAATAAGTCACACCGTCGCGTAGCTTCTTAGCTACGTCCTGCAGCATCTTTGGTGGAAGGTTAGCACCTTCTGCCGCCTTAAGAAAATCTGCAATCTTGTCTGCGTCCTTATATACGTCGGCCGATGCCTCGTTAATAGTCTTTTTAAGCTCACCAGTGTAGTCACGGATGATCTTGCGGGCTGCATTAGCCCCCTTGCCAGTCATATCGTAGGCTTTGCCCTCTAATTCCTGGATAGCCTTGTGCATATCGTAAATATCAGCTTCGCCGATAGCTGCTGCACGGTTCTCACCACGCTCTGCTAATCGATCGAGGATCTTACCCTGTGGCTGCTGATCAGCAGACTCGATGATTTTCTTCAACGTCTTCTTCTGAGCAGGCTCAAGAGCAATAGACTCATCGATGGCCTTGAGAGCCTTCGTACTGGCTTCTTTCGGCATTAACACACTAATCTGTGAGTCTTTTAAGGCGTTATTCTGGAATGTAGAGAATAGCCCGTCCTTGCCGGTAGCAATGCCAGCGTAATTCTCGTACTGGTTAGGCTGGATGCCGTACTTCTCTGCATACTTAATAGCATCTGGAGCGCGCTCAAGAACCTTCTTATCTTTCACGGCACCGATAATCTCGTTATTACGCAGGTTAGTACCCACATCCTCAATAGATTGGCCGATGTTGTTAAGCTTTGCCCCTACCGTGTTGTTGTCGGCAAGCTTAGCATTTGTCGCGTTATACATCGTGTCGTTGTCTTTAATAGCCTCGTTCACGATTTTCTTAGGATCAACACCCTCTGCTAACTGCCGGGCACGTGGATCTTGCTCTGGTCGGTTGATGAGTCGCTGGACAATATCATCACTCTCATCATCCACCACATTAGCCAAAGCCGGTGTTGTAGCTTCTACAACGTCATCAGCGACGTTCGCTACCTTCGGAATAGCAGCCTCAACTACGTCGTCAGCAACGCTGGCAGCCTTAGGAACGGCAGCTTCTACCACCTCTGGCGCGGCGCTAGCTACAGCCTTGGCAGCAATATCGTCCGCCTCATTACGCATAAGGTTGTTGAGCACGCCACCGCCAGCTGAACGGGCAATGTCGTCACCATAGTTAGCGGCAAGTCGGGCGACAACATCATCGCCATATTTAGCTGCTCCCTTAGAGAACAATTTGTTTAATACTCCACCAAACATTAGAACATACCCCCTTGTCGTCGTTTATATAGCTCATTTAGTGTGTTAGCTTGCTCGTCTTCATCAGGTACGCCCTGTTGTGGGTTTAGAGCGGCCATAAGCTGAGAACCGCCATACAGAGCGCCGCCTCCGAGAGCTAGCTTGCCTACCGCGCTCTTAGGTATAAGGCTACGCAAACCTTCCTGGTATAGCGCCCGTGAGGGCATTGTCTCTAGCGCAACATTTGGGTCAACACCAGTACCGATAGAGTTGCGGATAAACGCCTTCTCCCCCCTATTCTTAAGGAAGTTGCCTCCAACCTTCATAGCACCCGGTATAGCGCCTCCCATGACGCCACCAAGTAGCGCACCATTCAGCGCATCATCTGTCTCACCTGTACGGATCTTGTCCAGTCCACCCATAGCAGCGCCAGTAGCAGCTGAGCCGGGTATCGTGTACAAAGCTTTATTCACTGCCCCTAGGCCTTCAGCCACCTTGCCAAGCTTAGCTGCCTTAGCTGCCGCGCCGATACCAGGTAGTGCGGTGAGTAATGTCTCACCAGCAGCTGCCAGGTCGCTGCCTACATCGCGATCCTTGTAATTGCCCGTAGCTAGATCGCTTACTGCACCGACTGTTTGAGCAATAGGGTTAAGAAAGGAACCAAGAAGACCGTCACCAAATACATTGTTCTTTTGCTTCTTCTTTTGCTTTTCAAGTTCAGCGTTAGCGTCATTTGCAGCCCCCTTCAATTGTTCACTCTTACTATCTAGAGAAGACATTTGGCTTTTCCAGGCGTCATCGAACCCAGGAGTAGTTTTACGCATATCTGCCAATAACCCAGCATTAGCTGGATCGTTATAGATACCGTTGAGTTGCTCCTTGTAAAAGTCGTTAACCTTCTGGTTGATCTGTTGCTGATCAGCAGCGTCTTGGTATTTAGCCAGCGCTTGATCTTTTGTCTTACCAAATAACCAATCAAACATTTTCTATCTCCCCCACAGTGAACCACCGCCAAATAGCGCAAGCGGCCCCCATTTAGCTACGTTACGGAAACCTTGCGAGAGGTTGTTCCCAATGTCGCCAAAGTAGTTATGGTTGTTAATACGGTTGTGATCAGCTTGCACACGGCCGAGGCGGCTAGCTTCAGCACGGGCTGCGTTTTGAGCGGCTGCAAGTTTCTCCTGCCAGGCACGAGCTGATGCGTTAGAGGCGTCTTGTCGGTCAAGCATGTACTTCTGAAGGCCAAAGTTAGCGGCATTAGCTGCTGCTTGTCGTGCGTTAGCCTGTTGTTCCTTCCATCGCTCAAGAGCCATTCTCTGCTGGTTAAGTTCCCAGTTATCCCGTGCACCGTAGATATTAGCAAGAGCGTTTTCATCCTGCTGGTATTGGCTGTAGGCGCTATTGCGCTGGCCAAGTAATGTGTTCCAGATTCCCTGGAGGATATTTGTAGTGTCCTCTTGTGTCTTGTAGTTGCCGGCCGCAACATTGTTTACCTCATTCATAGCACGGTTCACAAGCTCGTTGTAGTCTGTCGATGCATTTTGGTAGTTAGTGTTGAGGTAGTTCTGCGTGTTCTGCATACTGCCAAGCTGGCCCTGCAACGCACGCTGCCTCTGAGCCTCTGTAAGGCCTGTGCCGCCATACTGCTGTCGGATGCTCTCTGGTAGCTTATTGATGGTGGTATTGATTTGGTTCACTGCATCACGAGCAGTGGTGTAAACACCGCGAGCTTTGTTTATCTCGTCAGTGTTCATGTACTTGTTGCGCGCTTGGTCGTAAATATCGCCATACGTCCGCCTGTTTTGTAGGTGGGCGTCATAGTTAGCCTTCGACTGGTCGGCTTGGGCTTGGTAATTATTAAAAGCCGCTTTGCTGGCGTTTTTTGTACCTTGCGCGTCTGCTATTCTTGCTCCAAAGTCCATATTTAATTCTCCTTTACTCTAATTTAACACTGCTAGGCATAGATAAGCCTGGTGTTACGAGTACTTGCGCTCCAATTCACCGAACGATCCTTTCCCAGCCATGTAATTCTGGACGACGAGCCGTTTATTAGCCTCATCACGCATGTAACGCTCATTGATAGCAGCCTGCTCGTTGATAAGGCGCTGCTGAGTCGTAATACCACGCCACATGTAGCTGTTGTCTATAGCGTTCATACGGGAAATATGAGCCTTCTCCTCTGCCATCTGGCGCTGCTGAAACCTGTATGTATCAATAGCAGATTGGACAGACAAGAGATTACGGTTGGCAACTGTTGTCATCTTGTCCCATGCCTTCACGTTCTGTAGCGAGGTTTGCCAGTCATTGTAGCGTCGTCTGATGCCGTCCCATATAGAGTCATAATGCTTGTTTGCCACGTCTATGGAGCGGCTGAAAGCGTCCTCAACGCGTTTCTGGTACGTATTGTTGGTCGTCATGTATGTAGCCTGGTACCCTGCCATCTGTTGGCTGAGGCCTCGTAGCTGTTGCTGCTTAGCTAGGTCTCGCTGAGCCTGTGTGATAGCTGTACCACCAAACTGCTGTCTAATAGACTCAGGCAGCTTGTCAATCATCGTCTTTGTGCGGTCTACGTTAGCCTTGGAGGCGTCTACATCAGCCTTGAGGTTGCGCAATTCGTCAGATTCCAGGTATTCTTTGCGACGTTTCTCAAATTCATCGCCGAAGTTCGGCATTGTAGACGTTGCGGCGTCGTAGGAAGCCTTTGCCGCGTCCGCTTCACGCTGAGCACGGTGCCATGATTCACGCGTTTGGTCCCTATATCTTGTTGCGTCTGCTAATCGTTGTTGTAAATCCATGTCTACCTCACAAATATGTCTTCATTAGGGTTATATGGGAATATATAAAACGTAAAATCAAACCATGAGCCGCTCAAATCTACCCATGTCTTAGCAAATTGGTGGTATCCACCACCTGGCAAGCGCTCTGAACGGTGTTGTAGCCATGAGCCTAGAGAGCCGCGTACGTATATGTAGGTGTTGTCGGCGAATATCTCAAGCTTTTTAGAGCGTGTGTACATATTACGTAGCCAGATAGAAGGCGATACCGGGTTGTTAGGCAAAGGAAGGACAAAGTCAAACGCCCCATATGATAAAGGGTTCCATAGCGCGCTACCTTCTGTTAGCATAAACGGAATATCATACGTGTAATAGCCGATCCCAGGCGCACCAGGGGTAATAACGTTGTTAAAGTCTACCGTAAAATTCTGATCTGCGTTAAACCATCGGCAGTACATACGGTGTACGATGTGAGCGCGCCCCATACTCATAAAGAATGGTTTGCGTGGCTGCCCATGCGGTATACGTACAAAATCAAAATCTTGAAATTGTGTGATCGGTATACGATCCCAACCGAAGGCATACGTCCAGTTTATCTGAGGGTTATTAGGCTCACTAAATATACGGGTGCTATTGTTGATCACAACACGCCTAGAGACAATCTGAGGCGTCTTATTAGTAACATCTGAGCCAAAGATAGGATACTTGGAGTTGAATATCTCCTCTTTAGTAACAGGGTCGATCACTTTCAACCCATAATCTCTACTACTGTATCCTTGAGCGTTTCTCGTCATATGTATATTGTAGCACTTGACGGCGATACCATTGGTGAGCGGATAATGACAAGAGAGCGGTTAGCGTTAGGGTTTTGGGTGTCATAAGTAAATTTAAAAGCTTTCTCTGCCTCGCTCATCTGTACACGTGGTGTATTACCGGCGTTGGTCACTAGCCCATAGGATGATACCTGCTTTCCCGCTATTGTCTCTGTGTATTCCTGAAAGGCATATGGTGTAACATCTGTCATAGCGAGAGAGCTGGGTAGCCAGTATGTAATAAGCCCTGCCTTGTTGCCAAAATCCTTGTTGTTCTTGATACCTAACACCATCTGCGACTGTAGCCGTACGTCAACACCTACGTCGTTAAAGTCAGAGGTTTCTCCCTTTTTTATAGCGCCGTAGCGTGATGTTTTGATGCCATAGTCGCGTAGAGGTGTGCCGTAATCAAACGATAGAGGTGAGGCGGTGTATGGATACTCCACCTCCTCTGCTATAGGGGTAGGGCTCACAAACACCATATTCAAATCTGAGCGTGACCCGTCTGTACCGTTATAGTAGGGTGGAATAGCGTTTTTGTAGTATATATACTCCCTGTCTGCCGTCCACACACCTGGCTGGTCGTAAAATGTAGGGTTCATAGCCATAACAAATGGTACATAGCCGAGGTTATGCCTCCATCTGAAATAGTAGATTGTAGAAACCCCGGTGTTACGCGCCTCGAGCAATTCACCGCCGTAGTTAGCAGTTTGTAGCCCACCTGGCAGCGGCTGCCTAGCGTCTATACCGAGTGGGGCTAGTATCTTTGCCTGCAATATAGGGAATGACGAGTTAAAGAGTAGCTTGTTGTCTGGTGCTGTCTGTGCGTCAAACCCAGGCATAGCAATCTTTACGCCGTAATCTCTACGCTCTACTCGAGCCATTAGAAAGCTCCTTGTGAATACCCAAACATAGCCACAATGCGGCCTGATCGATCCTCTGCCTTGATGAGCCCACGGAGCTGCGTGTCACCCCGTGTCTCTCCTGTGCGCACCTGGCGTGGTGTAATCTGCTGCTGCTGCGCTATATTCCCCACTACAGTATTCTCTATCTCCTCAAACTTGGTAGTGAGTTTTGTCTCTTTAATCTGAGAAAATGAGGTTTCAAGGCTAGCCGTATTAGGGTTGTAGACTGAGTCTGCCATTACAGTTTCATCTCCTCCCCGAGTGTTCGGGCATTAAGTTGTACAGATACGATCGTGGGAGGCTCTGGCGTGGCGTCTGTGGTCGTCCCATCAAAGCCAAAGGTAATCTCCTTAAATCGTTTGTTTATCTCCATACGGACGCTTACGTCGCCCTCTGTGGCTGTTTTCTTGCCATATACCCATGGCTTGGCGTCAATCTTATACTTAGGAATGATCGTAGCACCTTTAGGTAATGCACGGAACGTTACACCCATACGGAGAGCTTGCTTATCTGCCCACGGCACACCGCCATCATACATGAGTGACTGGTAGCTAAACTTTTTAGCTGGCCTACTGTTATTGTCTACAACAGCTAGATCGTAACGTGTACCGTTCCTTGTTTGTATCTGGTAGCTAAAGTATAACGTGTCTCCAAAGTTCCAACACCCACCAAGCTCATATGTCACGTCAGAGGTATTATAGTTCCCGCTTACCTCTGGCATATTGTACGAGTAGTAGAATGACTCTGGGTAGTTCTTGTCTACTGCACCCCATGAATAGATACCGTGCCTCATCGTATAGAGACTGGTTTTACTTGGGAAGGCAAACAGCATGATGCCGCGTCTCACTGTCATACAGTGCGGATAAATATCAGTCGTGTCTCGTCGCTCTGAGTACTCGCTATGGCTATCATTGAGCGTACGCACTTTGGTGAGCTGTTTAGCCCCTGTGTATGCGTACATAGCACCGTCGATGATCGTGTAAGTAATGTTCTGGTAAGTGAATAGGCTCTTTGGCTCACCCATTGGCGTATCAATCTTAAAGTTCAGCCCGTCTGCAAACCCATCCCAAAAGCCGAGCATCCCCTCTTGGAAGGAGCGACCTGGTACTGTGCTCACCTTCTCGCAACCTAATACGACATACTCGTCGTTACTAGTGAGCGTTGTCACCTCCATGCCGTTCTCTACAATCACACGGTGGCGGTTAAACTCGGTCTCGTCTACCTGTGTTAGTCCAGAAGGAAGCCAGTCGACTAGGTACTGATCGTTGCCAATAAACAGCTTGCTGCCGCCCCAGTTGATGATTGGGTGGCTCTTACGTGTCGTACTGGTAAGCAGCGAGGCGAAGTACTGGAAGTGTAGGCCGTACATCTTATCCTGTTCATATGTTTCTACACGCCAGTTGCCGTCGCTAGCATACATGTGGATATGGTACTCCGTACCGAAGTTAGCGTAGTCACCAACCTTAGTCTCTGGGAAGTCGAAGTAAGTGATTTGTCCCGTCTGTACCTCACTGGCATTTTTAGTAGCGTGAGCAATCTCTTTGTTCTGAGCATCATGCACGACAAGGTGCACTTGCCCACTGCCCTTAGCATGGAATCGCACAGAGATACGCGTCATAGGCGATTGGTCTGGTAGAAAAATGCAGGTATTCTCCTCATTCTCGATAATAGAGGTAGGCAGCCCGTCGCTCTGAGCTTGGCCGTTGATACTACTCCACCGGTTTGTACCGCCACCGATCCACTTGCCGTCACGGTCTTTTACGAGGATCTGAGCTACTGTAGGATACGAACTGGCCTTACCGGTAATAGTATCAATAAAAGATTGATTTGGTGACGTGGCGTTAGTGTACGCGTAGATACGGTCATTCCCAGTAATGTAGATAGCATCCTTTAATCTCCAGTAGGTGAGGTCTCCAAAAGTTCCATCCGTCCAGCCTGGGAGAAAAGCTGCAACCGTAACGTCGTTGTTTACGTCAACCCTGTATAGTGTGCCAAACCTGTCAATCCCCCACCTCACACCGTCTGGGGTTTGCGTCATATTTACAATCAAGCCGCGTATATCCCCGTCGCCTAGATTGCGAGCCCCCGGTAGCACAGAGAGCCGGCTCGGGTTCTTACGCCCGTCCAAACACTCTGAATCACCGTAACTATTCTTGATACCAATCTTACCATCTGTGCCAAAACCGCCATAAAACGACGTTTGGCTGATGATTGTGTCGCCTGTGTTGCCTGCTGCCATTACCAAATACTCCTTACTGGATCAGTGATCCGTTCTCGCCCCATCATGCTACTACCCCCCTGGATAAAGCCAGAGGTTGTTGTCATTCCGTAGACTGTCTTGTACTCTTGCACCATATTATCGAACAGTTGCTTGTACATATTGGCGCTGTCTAGGTCTTTACGCATCAAAAAGTATTGCTGCGCGGCATAATATACGGGCGCTTGGTGGTATTCTTCGGGGAATTGTGGGCATTGACCTATTTTGACGCGTGTCGTCGCTGTGAGGCCCTGATATGGCGTCTCAAGGCGTATCTCGCGGGCGTTTACAACCTTAGCTACCTTGTACCAGTTGCCATCACTGCCGTCTGTGACCTGTAGCCACCCGTTATTCTCCATACTGCGCACAAAACTGTCCTGTGCTGCCGTAACTCGTGGGCTATTCTCTGTCAGAGACACGTTAGCCTCCCTATCTGCCAGCCCTAGGTCCTGCATACGAGGTTCAAACGTCACAATCATGCCATTTGGCACGTCATCTGATGGCGTTGGGTACAATTCCATCTCTGTACCGTTCTTGATAATGTAACATTCAGGTTTGCCGGTAGATTGTCCGCCCGTGAGTTTATGCCAATCCTCAATATTGTGCACGAGACTAATAGGATAGTAGCTGTCACCATCCTTAATACGTACGTCTACAACACGTACCATATCCCTTGGGAAGCGATACAGTGATTTACCCTGGATAAGGTTAGTCTCACGCTCCTGGCGCACCCAGTACCGTCTCACAGCGTTTTGAAATAGCTTGATCCCGGTGTTAATATCCGAGACAGCCTTGCGTACCTCTTGTATATTGTCCTCATCGACGTTAATGAGGCTAATTACGTCCTGTTTTAGTTGCGAAAATGTCAGCATGTCTTATTCTCCTTTACTCTAATCATACACTACACGCCGCCACTCTTGCTCATCTCTAGTAGTAGATACCGGTTTTCGCCATTGTGAGGCGTCCTCGCGCCGTCTGTCGCGCCAAACCTGGTCATTGCTACGAACATACTCGTATTGTCTCCAAGCGCCTGTAGCCTCGCTGGAGACGGGTAACTTGCGCCACTCCTGCTCTATACGCTGTTGTGGTGTTGACCACACGTCAGGGTTGATCTGCACGCGTTTAAAGCGGACAGATGGCATCGTAGAGTGTATGCGAGCCGTAACAGGGTCTACATAGAAGGTGTACCGCTCAACGTCCTTAAACACGATAGTAGGTTGCGGCACTTCTACGCGAACTATAGACTGATCGCCTATGATGGCATGCTTTGAGCTGAAAGTAATAGATGGAAGATTAGTAGTAATTCTAGCTGTTGTTGTAGATCCAACAACTCTCGTATTGGGCGGTGACTTATAATTCAGCGTCGGCTGGCTTATTTTAACTCTCGCTACCTCTGTTGAGGGCAAAATATAAAGTTTACCCGGCTCTTTGTATATAACCTTTTCAATATCTATTGCGACCCACGGGAACCCTTTATTCCCTCTAATAAAATACTCGTGAGACAATCTCGGTGAGCTAGATGTTATTCTAACTGTTGTTGTTTCGCCTACAATATCGTAGTTAGTGTTTTTCTTTTTTGGCATTTGGATGAGGCCAATCGGTCGTAAACCAAGCGCACCCCAATAGCCAAGCTCCGGCTCCGGCTTTGGGTTTACATATGTATCAACGTATTCACCGGGTTTTGGCGCTGGCCTCTCGTCTGTCGAGGCTGCTACATAATTATATGTAACAGTACCGCCGCTAAAGTGGGCGATACCAGATATACCATTACTATCAGTTGGCCATTTAGTGTCGTTTATAACTATCTGCCATGCCGGCTCTACATACCCATCACGCCAAAACTTAGCTCGGATAGTTGACCCTTTTACGCTAAACCTGTACCAATTCCACTCTGTTGGATACGGGACATGAACAGCTTGGTTAAAATCATTTTTAGAGTCGTCGACCTTCATATACATACCGCCAGCTTGAGCCTTCCATAGAGCTAGTACGTATCCACAGTCCTCTCCTCCGGCTTTATTGCCCCGTATAATAAGTAGCCCCTGCTTTCCTATAAGAGTATCTATTTTAGCCTTTACAAGCAGCTCTACGTCGCTCTGCCCTCTTATCTCCTCAAGAGATGCATAGTGTGTTGAGAATTTAGACGAATATGCTTCTAGCCCGTCCCTGCCTGGTAACAGATAGTCGTTGTCGGGCCAACCCTCTTTTTTAAATACTGTAGGCAAGTCTACTTGATTTATCGATACGAGCATAACTTACCCCGCTACAATTTCAAAATTCATAGCGACGTAGCTTGGCCTCCACTCTAGTGGCACGTTTTTCGATGAATCGTTTGCCGTTCTTGTCGTAGCGTGTACATGAAAGCCGAACGCCACTCCTTCATTTACAGCCTTGTGAACCGGCCCAGATGGCGATATAACGTCGCTCATCCATGTATTAGTTTGGTAATTTTGTGGAGATAGCCGTATAGTGTTACTCCCGCCCTGTGTCCCTACACTATCAAAGCCCCCTGCAATCAGTGGGAACTTACTACGAAGGTCAGCTAGTGTGAATGTATCTCCTGAGATAGTGCCGTACCGTGCGTTATTCCTAATGTGCTCATATAGTAGCGGGTAGTCCCACTTGCTATATCCGCCCTGGCCATTTAGCAGTAACCTGCCAGGCATAGGAACTGAATTAAGTGTCATTACAATATCACCGACATGTAGAAGGTTTTCGTAGTAGACACCTTGATACACCATAGCGCCCTTTTTGTGTGATTTAGCCACAATCCCACGCTGTCCGCGGCTCACAGTTAGTGTCTTACCATTGCGCGCCCTAACGACCATAATCTCTGAATTAAGGGCAGTCGGCACTTCGTCCGCCGGTGAGACGGTTATGTAAAATGGGGCACTAGAAAAATACTGGTTATATACAACATCTATGTCGATAGTGTTATTCTCATCTGTGATAGCTGTGGCCAGAAGGCCAATTGTCATGTTGTTTGCCATATAACCTCCTAAAAGTCTGATCTAAAGAAATTGTTGTTATTATGTTCGTCTAGAGTTGGCCCCATGGCTGGTGGTTGCGGTTTATTTTCTATTGGGCTATTAGGCTTCTCCTCGTCTTTTGACTCATCATGGTTGTATGCGCCGAGGCCTTCATAGTCTTTATCCTCTACTGCAACAATATTAGCTTTGCCTATATCGTAACGTCGTATAATCCTCTTGGCCCCTTTGATCGTGTATAGCGCTCGCAAGCTATCACTATCAACCCTTTCAATACCAGATGCATCTGGTAGTTCTTTAACGCCACTCCATGTATCTATAGTCCCGCGTACAGCGTAAAGTGTACCCCGTGACTGCCTACCAGGCTTCTGCACAAACGTACTAAGAATATCACATATATCACGGAAGTATTTACCTCTAGATGCTACTAAAAACTCGCTGTCGACCCAGAACCTATTTTGATCATCAAGATCAAACCATGCTACTTCCCTACCATACATCTCATGGATATGACATTGTTTAAAATCAAACCATACGCGAAAACCCATATCTTCCGCTATATCTACAAGTTTACGCAATCTTTCTGTCTCTGCCTCTCGCGCCATACTACGCTACCTCCGCCTTAAGTTTTATGCCGGATATATCAGCTTTACCATTTTGTGCAACAGCTTGGCTCGAAACGTCCACCATCATAATAAGTTCGCTGCTAGCCACCCTGACAAAAGCAACAGCTGTAACGGTGCCACTTTTGTCTATAGGAATGTCGGATACATTAGGTATAGCAACCTCCTTAATCCCACTAGATGGGAATAAAACACTTCCCATTGAGTACGCTTTGCCCCCTAATTTATTTGTTTGAGCATCGCCATATGTAAAAACCTGGTCAGAAGAAAGCAGCCAAACCTGGTCAGCTGTCTTTACCTTATTGAGCAGCGCGTTCCAAGCATCATTGTTGATCCATTTTGTCATAGTATTTCTCCGTTTAGTTCTACCTATCATTATACACGCCAATAATAAAAACCAGCCACGCCAAGATAGCTTGGTAGGCTGGCTCTGCACCTCTATAATAACACAACACCCCTGGCTTTTGACCAAGGGTGCTATGCATAACCACAGTAAATTAATTAATTATACTTGTACAGTCGCTTTCACGGCGTCCGGACTCCGGATCACGCTGCATAAAGCATTATACTCCTACTAGATCAAATAGGCAACAGTAATTCATCAAATTCCCCAACAGTATTTACACCAGAGAACCCAACAAACTCTTTAGATAGCAAAACAGGCTGCGCGCTTACGATCTTGTATTCTGTAAAGTAGACTTTGCCAGTCGGAGCGGTAATATAAGCATCTCCATCCTTCTCAAACGTGACCACTGTTGTCTGCCCGTTCTTAGTAACAGACATACGATTAATATACAGCCCACGACTCGCCCCTCGTGGTATGTACCGTGGCTTTATTACTTTTTGAAAATCCTCTGGTGGCGTAACGGTTATCTCGCCGTTTCTCCACTCGATCATTAAGCTATCTTGCATACGCTAATATTATAACCCCCAGGATACCTAGGGGTCAATAATACAACAGCTAGCTATGAGCTATTTCGTTGCGCCAGCTTTAGCTGCCACAGTTACAAGACCGGCCGCCTGGAGGCCGAAGGCGATACCATCGTAGACAGTCTTGTCAGTAAAGACAAAGTGCCCAGTCACAAAGTAGTAGCCAATGCCTGCTGCGATAGCGAGAAACACCTTAGCGATGCCACCCCACTCCTTTTTGTTGAACATGTCGAACAGTTTTACAATTGCTGGTACGATAAGAACGTTTAGTACTTCCATTTTACTTCTCCTTTATTTTTTAAACAAACCTGTGATAGCGTCTAGGATCGCCTGCAAGATGCGTCGAATATCTCCAAGGATAGTTGTGGTGTCCTCTGCCTTTGGCGCTTCCTGAGGTGTCTCTGCGGCCCTCTCCTGTGGTTTCTCTGGCTCTGTCGGTGGCTCTGGGTCTACATGATGAATTTCGGGTGTTGGTGCGTTCTTGATGCGCTGCAACTCCTTGTACTCATCACTACGACGTAGGTCATCCTCTACCATGCCCCAGTTCCAGCCATTGCGGATCTGATTGCGGTAGTGCTCAATGCCGCCTTCATCTGCATCACGCTCGAGAATATCCTTGTAGAGGCGCTGAATCTCATTAGTTTCACTGTCGTAGGCTGCTCGTAGCTCATTATTGCGTGTGTTACGTCGTTCTGCCACAGCCTTACCTTCTGCGCTGTTAGCCAAGTCCTCACGGATCTGATCCCAGTTCCAACCCTTGTCGATCTGAGACAGGTAGTGGCCAATAGCGTTTTCGTCTACGTTGCGGTCAAGAATCTGCTGATACAAGCCATTCAAATAGTTAATCTCATCAGTCCGATCACGCTGCACAACCTGGCCAGCCTTCTCACGAGCCATGCGGTCGATACGGCCTAGGTCATAGTTGCCAGGGCAGCTGGTGCTCGTCCACGAGTTATGTGGCCGGAGTGGTAGGTCACCATAAGTCTTGCGCAGCTCTGATACCAGTTCAGCAATAACGTCATAGTCCTCATCACGGCACCGTGGATCACACTCAATACCAATGCTTGTCTGGTTACCTACCCAGTTACCTGCGTGCCAAGCGATGTTGGCGGGGTCTACAATGCAGGCTACGCGCCGGTCTGTGCCCGTAACAACATAGTGAGCGCTTACCTGCGCTGCTGGGTTGCACAGCCATGCTGTGACACCCTCAAATGTAGGGTTCTGGTTAGGATCACCCCACCAGTGGATTGTGATACTGCTGATGTTATTGCCTTGCCGGCCAGCAGTATAGTTTGGCGAGTCATACTGCGTAATGTAGTTGTACGCCATTTATACCTCCTTAAATATTAATACAGTTACTGTCACCAGCGATCTTGTATAGCCTACGGTACGCAGCGTTAGCTTCACTCTCGTACTTCCATGCTACCCATGATGTTTGGTTACCTGTGTTGTCCTTGATGTTGACGCATGATAGCTGTGGAGACGCGCCGTCTTTACCATCCTTCCCGTCTTTGCCGTCAACACCATTGATGCCATTCGCTCCTGCCGCTCCTGTAGCCCCTGTGGCACCCGTAGCGCCTTTGTCACCCCTGCACAACCCTGCCGCACAGTATTTAGCCACAGCGGTCGCTATCTGCTCGTCTGAGGCGTTTTTGCCGTTCATACCATTACATATACCACTTGAGCAATAAGCAGCAACAGCGCTCATTACCTGGGCGCTTGTGGGGTTATCTGAGCATTTGTTGGTGAGACAGTACGTCTTGATGGCTAATGCTATCTCTGAGTTGGTTGGTGTCTTACCATCCGCCCCATCTTTACCATTCGAGCCTACGATAGAGCCCACATTGCGGGCTTCTCCGTCTGAATATGTGAGCACTAGGTTGCCATCCTTGTCTATCTGGGCGTTTGTAATGTTCGTAACGGGCTTTTCTACCTTCGTACCGCCTGCAATAGTGACAGTTTGGCCTGGTTTGAGTGTAAATACCTTGTAAATGGTATAGCCACTGAATATAAGGCTCAAAATCATCATGATTGATAGAATTTTTAGTAGTGTTTCTCTTTTAAACCATCGAATGACACGATTCTTTCTCATCGTAGCAACCCTCCCCTGCTATTGGACAGCAATGCGATGACAATTGGCACAAATGAGGTGATAACTGCGCCCACAACGAGGCGAAACAGCCATTTATTACGGTCTTTAGCCTCTGCTGAGTCAGTTTCAAGGTCTTTTAGCCGTGATTCTATGTCTTTTTTGTATATTTCTAACGCGTATATAGGCACAAAGTCCTTTTCTTTGCGTAATTCATGCTTGGTGATGGCGTCATCTATAATTTCCTTGACCTGCCATTTGTTTAGCGGTTTGTCATCCATACAGTTTTGTCTCTTTCAAGCGGAAACCCGCCCAGTTATTCTCCTTCTTTAGAGATTATACCTCGGGCGGGCTACAGATAGGCCTGCTATTTACTCGCTAAAGCCTAGATCCTCGTCTTTGCTCTCCGCTTTAGCTTGTCGACCACGTCGTGCTGGCTTCTCCTCGGCTGCTGGAGCTGTGTCTTTGACACCAGTCGTGTACTGAGCTGGGCCACGGTACGCTTCATCAAGCCACTTACTGCGTGCCTGAACGTCTGCGAGCATACGAGCGCCGTCAGAGCTGCTGTACTGGGCGTATTCCTTCCACATATGCTCGAGAGCCATGTAACCAAGCCATCCTGGTACTACCTTCTCCTCGCCAGCGTGGATTAAGAAGGCGCGTTGCTTACCACGGATAGTGGTGTTGGTGTACTCGTTAGGTTGAATATGCTCCTCGTCATCAATGTGCATGTATGCAAACCCTGATGGATACGGGGCGTTGTTCTTAATAACCACCATATCGTTTGGCTTGAACATCGCGTACACAATGTCACGGAACGTATCACCGTCCACAGCCTGAGTTGTTACAGCGTTGCCAAGGATTTGATCCTCGGTTAGCCCTTTATTGATTTGATCCAGATTCATCTATTTTCTCCTTTCATCTTATAGTTGATCTGCATAGTAATCTGCAATGTCAGTTAGACTGACGTTTTTACCAAAAACCTTATGGTTGTACTCTGGGCGATTGGCTGATGTTGTTTTATTTGCTACACGGCTAGCGGTCTTCTCCCGTGACTTGTCCTGGCTAGAGCGTCGCTTGTTGTCCTCTGTCTCAAACTCTTTTGGGTTCTTAGCTTTGTAGATGAGGCCAGCTGTGTACGAGCTAATGTTCTCACCCTTGTGCTTGCGGTTGTACTCATCACGAAAGTCGAGGATCTTGTTCACCAGCTGCACACTAGGATCAGTGTTAAATTCCTCTGTGCCTGGCTTAGCCTTGATCCTTGGCACGATACCGTCGTCCTGGAGGCGATCCACGTCAGCAATAATAGCATCAAGCTCTGCCTTCTCCTTCTCTGCCTTGGTTGTCTGCTCACGATCAGAGGTGATCTTATTCATGAGCTTCTCTGCCTTAGAGCTTTGGGCGCTCATAGCACTGTAGAACTGTGCTTCTGCCTTCTTGTTGGCAAACTCAAAGTCGTCTGGCAACTGTGTAGGCAGCTTGATAGACAGCTCCTCGCCGTCCTTTCCCTTCACAGTGATGTAGTCGAGGCTGTTGTAGATAAACTTCTCCTCTGGTGATGACTTGTTCCAAAGCTTCTCGTCAATCTCATCTGGGCGCTCCTCCCATGGCTGAGGCTTGTCATCCTTCTTAGGCTCTTCCTTTTTGTCTTCTGCCACCTTAAGGCCACGACGTTCAAGCTCCTTTAGAAACTCCTCGTCAGAGAGCCCTTGTGCTTTCGGCTCTTCCTCTGATTCTCCAGATTCTTCTTTGTCTGATTCATCCTCTGGAGTCTCTTCCGACTCGTCGTCTTGCGCTTCGGTAGTGTCTTCATCCTCACCGTTCTTTTCATCCTCTGTGGTAGGGTTATCTTGTTGTTCCTTTACCTCGTCAGTTGTCTCCTTGTCGTCTTGGTCTTGGGCTTCTGCCTTCTCAACCAGTGCGTCAAAGTCCATCTCTGATAGGTCTGTGTTAGATGATGCCAATGTAAACACCTCCATTATGTTTGATATATACCTAGATTATATCTAAATGGAGGTGATTATGTCTATAGCCCGAGGCCTGAGAGGATACCGCTTGTGCCTTGATCCTGCACACCGCCTAGATCGCCTACAGGCTGTGCTGGCTGATCAGGAATAGGTTGGCCCTCTACTGGCGGCTGCTGGCCTTGCAACAGCTCTGGCGGGATCTGAGATGGGTCTGCGGGCATTTCTGGCTGAGGCTGTGGAATTTCTGGGCTTGTAGGCATGCTTGGGTCTACGAGTAACCCTTGGTCGCTAGCTTCCTGGAGCTTCTCACGCTGGCTGAGGCTGAGCACCTCTTGATCGATGTGAGCCAGGAGCTTCTGCTGCAACTTCGGGTTAGCCATCAGGAACTTATCAGTCTGGAGCTGCTTATTGTGGGCTAGGATGTGCTCTGGTGTCACGTCATCACGTGGCTTGGCGTCAAAGCCATTCATGATGACTGCAAAGTCAATATATGCTTCCTCGTCCTGCACCTCACTGCGCACCTCATCAACGAGCATGTTCGGGTCTGTCTTGAACTTGACCAGGCTCTCGTAACGCTCGCTAGAGTCCTTAAGGCCAAGATCCTTGAACAGGTTGTATGGATCAATAACACCAAGCTCTGCTAACTTGACTGCGATGTTCTCACGACGGCTCTTGTCCATACTTACGGTACTGCCTGGTGACACAGCGATCACAGCGTTGTCTGGGATAGTCTCACGAGATAGCTCGACGTGGATAAAGTTACCATCAGTGTCACGGCCAGAGATTTTGTGGTTCTTGCTGTAGTACACCTTCATCATCTGAACAAGCAGCTTAAAGTAGCGATCAAGCATGTTGTCAATCTCACGCACAATCTCATCCTGGCGACCTGATGCTTGGCTCTGCATCATCTGAGCTTCACCGAGTGTACCAACGTCACGCTTCGAGTCGTCACCACGGAACTGAGAAGGCGTGCCAAGGATGTTGTGGATGCTGTTCTTAATATCCTCTTTGTCTTGTAGGACGTAGTTCGGTAGCAAGTGGGCTGGAATTTCACCATAGGCGTTGCTGAGAGGCTCATCCTCACGAATATCAAGCACAACAGACTGGTTAGGCTTGCCTGTGAGCTTCTTGGCGTCGTCCTCTGAGATAGCACCAGAACGGAACACTTTAATGCTGTTAGCTGTGTCTGCGTTGTCGATGATCTGGCGACCACGGCGGTTGAGGATATTCTGGAGAGGAATAGCCTGCTCGATAGGCGATGTTTGGTCAATCATGTGGCTACCGTCGTTCAGGTAGTTACAGAAGGCGTACGGCTTGGTTGGCTTGTCTGTGTAGTTACAGATAGCAACACCCTTATTGTCGTACTCGTACATGGGGCTAAGCTTCTTGTCGAGGATGAGGTTATTGAAGTACCAGGCGACACATTCACGAGGCTCACCGGTGGTAGTGTCCGTGAACCAAATCTCGTTGTAGGCTACAACAGTGCTAAGGAGCTTCTGAGTCTTACGCACAAAGCCAAGCTCATTCATAATCTCCTTCTCTTTCTCTGGGAACTTGGACATGAGAATGTCTACAGTGTCCTCACATACCTCACAGATAAAGCGTGGCTCCTCGTCTAGTTCTGCGTTACGGTCGAGAATAACCTTCTCTGGGTTGAGTGCCTTAGCTTCAATCTCTTTACTGAATGGGTTGTACATGAGCTTAATCACGCCAACACGCTTCAGAGCGAGGTTCTTGGCTGCTACCTTGATCTTGCGTGAGAGACGTACCTTTTGGCTGTGTAGGTCTACAGCGCTTTCTAGACGTGTAGCGAGCGTCTTACTGGCTGGAGAGTCGTCACCCGGAGTAATCTCACACCCTGGGTCACGAGATGAGACATAGGCTATAACGGCTTGAATACCAACGAATAGCTGGTTGTCACGATAGTCTGCCTGGTGGTAGTAAAGCCTGTCGCTGTCCTGCTTGCCGAGGTAGTACCGTTCGTTCTGTGCTCGTACATTGCGTAGGTTGAAGCCACTCTTGCTATTCCAGTAGGCTTCTGAGTCGTTTACCCAATACTTGAAACGCCGTACAAGCGTGGCGTCATCTACTTCATCGATAGATAGAGCGTCACGCTCATCAATCACGCCCGTGCCTGTTGTTATGTCGTCTACCCTAGGGTCTTTAAATACTTTGTCTTGATCATGCATGCTATGTCTCCTGTTTGTCTCTATCATACAGCAAATAGAGTGAGAGAGACTAGCCTTTATGCGAGCTTATCTGTCTCTACCGCTGATGCAATATCGATTCCAATGTCTTTCGCCTCGACTCTACCGCCTGGTGCCATGGTGAATGACTGCTTTGTGAGCTTGTGGATTCTCTTTGCCTCGTTCACTAGGAATCCGTACTCACGGTTAGCTGTCATGAGCGTGTACATGAGAGAGTCTAGGGCGTGGTCTACATTGTTAGGATCAAGCTCCTCACCGCCAGACTCCTTAGCGTAAATGATGGTTGGCAGCGTGTCTATGAGGTATGAGCAATACTTGCTGAATATGAGACCAGGCTTACCGTCTGATTTATTAGCGAAAGCGCTGTGGATCATCTGCACTGCTGCTTGCTTCCTATCCTTCATGAGCTTATCAGCCCGTACAATGCGTGGCCGCTTCTCATCTGGTGCTAGACGGGCAAATGTATCATTGAGCACCTTAGCGATCGTCTCAGAGCCTCCTAGGTGGCTGTAGGCGTCATGTGGTAATGCTATCAGGTCTACTGGGTCCTTTAGGTACATTTCTACAATCCTCTCGCACCACCACTCTTTAGGCTTGTGGTTGCCATGCAGCTCACGGTAAATGAATGCCCTGTTCTCTTTCTCTGTGATGTTGTCAAACATAGCCCAAAGTAGCACACACTCATCGTTATAGCCCCAGTCCATGCCCATGACACGGTAATTGCTGTCAAAGGCTTCTTTGGTAACACCCCACTCACTGAACTTAGTGTACGTATGCTTACTCTGCCGAAATTCCTCGAACACAGCGCCAAACTGAATATCCCAATCACCGAAACGCCAGGCACGGTATAATTCTGGGTCTGAGTCCTGGAGAGAGTCGAGGTATTTCACGTAGTCTGGGTCGTTCTCGAGCAGGAACGGGTTGGAGTCAATGGTAGCTGGTATGTAGGCTCGCCAGATGCCTGTACGCTTATCTATGACGATCTGCCAGTGCGTGACCTGCTTCTTACCGTATATGTCTACCCAGGGGTACTCCATCTTAAGCACTTCCGCCCTATCTGGGTCTGGTGCTACGAAACGCTTCTTTACCCAGCCCATGCCTGCGCCACCTGGGTTGGTAGTAGCAAACACCTGAGGATATAGATCTTTGTACTTGCTACGAGCTGAGCTGATGAGCTTCTCATAGCGTCCCTCGTCTGGTATCTGAGTTAGCTCCTCAATATTGATACGGCAATACTCATGCCCCTGGTACTTTGTGTAGGCTTCAGCGTCGTGGAGGTGCCCTCCAATGACACGGCCGCAGCCTTTCGCAGAGAGCACCATAGGGTTACGACGTAGCTTAGCGCCAAACGGCTGCAAGGCTGCTACAGCACGCTCCTCAAAGTCTGCTAGGTCTCCTGCGTCTTTACGAATGACGAGCTGGCGTGCTCTGGTATCGCCAAAGCGATCACCTATAGTAGCGATAGATACGTCTGTCTTGCCTCCACCACGTGAACCACCGAATAATATCTCACGAAACCTCTTATCTCGTGATAGTGCTATTGCGAGCTGCTGAGGGCCTGGCAATGGTAACCAGTAACCCTTCTCTCGCAGCTCATCATACGTTGCTTTGTTTAGAACGGGCCAATGCGACTTGCTCATCGATCCAATCCGTTGGTAGTGTTGGTATGATAAATCCTCTCATGATAGTTTTCATATCATCGCTAGCGTCAATTCCAATCTCTTGCTTGGCTTTGCCTTCTGTACGGTCTGCTACTTCTTTAGCTTCGGCTAGGCCTTCTGAATCGCCCTTGTAGGCACGTTTAACACGCACGAGAGCCGTCTTTTGGAATGGAGTAAGCTCATCACCTTTTTTCTCAAACTCCTCTAGCTCCTTGAGCGTCATGCGTCCTAGCTTGTTATACCAGTATGAGATGCTAGTGTCTTTTGACCAGCGACCAGTAGATCTGTGTTCGGGATGATCACCTAACCCACCCTTACCGGTAGGGTTCCTGAGGTGTGGTGGAGTTGGCTCCTTCTTTACCCCTGATGCTTGCTTGGAAGGTTTTCTTGGCATACCAACATTATAGTCGTTTCCCTTATGAATAACAAGAGGAGAGGCCTCGCAAACCTCTCCTAGTGTGTGTTTGTAGTGTTTGTGTCTATCTCTGTTGTACTACCCATAGCACCATAGCTATAGTAAAGATCCATACAAATAGTTTAAATAGGTTATGGGCTATGTTGGTATCGTTACTCTCTGTCTCTTCTTGACTGATTATTCTATAGTCGTATACTGTTTCTTTATCCTTTAGCAGATTAGTGATAGCCGTACCCTTGTCTGATGCTGCAGTGGTATAGATGCTCCATTTATCACTAGGGTTGCGCTTATAGAGTAGATAGTAGTGGTACATTAGGTTATCTCTCCTTATCTAGCGTGAGAGTGCCTTATCCATGAGGCGTATGTCTTTTACTGATAGTTCATACTTTTGGTCTGGGTCTAATTTTAGTTTTAGCAGGTAGATTGCCTCATCTTCATTGTTTGCTTTTACGATACGAGATAGAGTATCGGCTATACCTTTCTTACGGTAGATGATCATGTATGGTTTCATTTTAGTCCTCCTCCCCCACACGCTCTACGTTAATGATACGGTAGCTATATGGCTTGCAGCGATTACGCTCGAGGTTACGGAGTGCGACACGAGCGTTTTCTGCTACTGTATTGTATTCTTCCTTTTGGCTTCGGCTGAGTCGCTTGTACTCGATTGTGTATAGATACATTGCTAGTTCTCCTTTTCTCTTTTGGTTAGTGGTTCGTATGCTCGCTTGAGTTGCTTGCTATCCATTGCTAGCTCGATATTGCTGAGGGCTTTGTCCAGGTACTCTGTAGCGTTATCGATGTAATATTTGTCGTCTACAAACTCTCGGAGGAGTTGGATGCGGTACTTCATGTCCTTCAGCTCCCAGGACTCCTGGTAGAGTTTCTTTCTTACTTTCCAGTTCTGCATTGTCTCTCCTAGAAATTCTTGTACTCAACTACTGATACGTCCGATGAGCCGTTGCTAAGCTCTGTGACGCGGAGTAGGCTTACTTTCATAAACTCATCTTGGTCTGCTGCTTCGACTGCGTAACCAAACTCGTCGAGAGCTTCATCCTTTGTGCTAATATCAGATGACTCTTGGTTGTTTTGGTACTCGTACTCGCTGATGAGTGGATTCCATACGTATACCTCTCCGAGCCGTGTGGTGGCTTCAATGGTGTAGTGTGTGTAGATTGACATTATGGCTTCTCCTCTTTGCCTTATGTTTATGTTTGTATTGTACATCGAGTGGGCGGGGGATGCAATAGATTTTAGCTATTTTATTAAGTAGAATTTACAACAAGACTAGATAAAGTTAAACCCCACCGAGGAGATGGTGGGGTATTACATGGAACACAGTTACCGAGACAGCACGTTTCGTGCTATTGTTGAGGGTTGTCTCGTGGTCTTGCCGGGTAACTAAAGATGATAAGCGTTCCATGGTAAGAAAGGTATTGTGTGTCTGTGCCTAACCACGTAACAAGGAGGAACCAGGCACAGATACTATGGTTGTAGTTAGAAAGATTCTACACCACTGCTACAAGATGTGCTATGGAAGCGTTACCTCCATCTACCATTCATTATACTCTTTTCGGATTTTGTTTGCAATTTCTTTGCAGCTCATTTTGCCTGATTTTACGTTGTCAAAGTCACGCTGTAGCATGGTGAGTTTATTTTCGCCTACCTCCTCTAGAAACTCTGTAACGCGTCCTTCGATATTGCAAATGTCTCCGTATAGGCGTATGTCTTTCTCTATTCGCTCTAGGATAACTTGAGTCGCTGGGTTCTTAGGGAGGTGGCACTTGATGCCTGCCATGACAAACTGTAGTGCCTCTTCTGATTCTCGCAGGTCTTGTTTAGTTTTCTGTGTCTTGTATATCATTATAGTACTCCTCTTTGATTTGTTCTTTTAGACGACATAGTTCGTTTGAAACGTTCGTGATCTTAGTTGATAACTCTCTGAGCCATTCTTTCGTATCTGAACTGAGGTAGGTAAGTTCCATCATCTGGTATACTTGCATTGAGATAGATAACAAATCTAGAGAGTGGCTAAACACGTTCTTGTCTATTGATGCGATAGATCGCTCATCCTGCTTAAAGAAACGAACTGTGTCAAAGCCGCTAGTGTCACGCCATACGCCGTCTTTATCCTTTTCTGATACGTGCACTCGCAGATAATCGTCTGCATTAGCTTCGCGTAAAGACATGTTAAATTCTTTGATAGCTTCGTTTTTTGTGTGTATATCTGCTGTCGGCATTGGGTTATCTGTAAACACACTTGTCACTGGCTCCCAGGTCTGTGTTTTGCCGTTTCTTTTTGCTGCTACGATTCTATACACTCTCTGTATTCTCCTTCTCTTCTAAAATCAACTGAATAATTCGTTCTCGTGCGTTGTAAACCATAATGTCCTCAATTACCTTTGTATCGCTTTGTAAATATTGGTCTGTAATGTCTGCTAACATACTAAACCCCCGTTGCTAGATACACTAACCCTGATAGAGCTAGATATACCGAATATAGCAAGCTAAGGAATAGTACAGATAGGAATACTGTAGTGATAAAGTCCATCCATAGTTTTCGTAATACGCTAGCTTGTCGATACTCATAGGTTTCGTGTAGCCCTTCGATTGCTGTAGTGAACATTGCTATTCTCCTCTTTCTGCCCACCATTATTGTTGATTGTGTTCGTGTGTTTATTTTACTGTGCTCATCAACCAGCGCTGCCACAGAGCTTTCATGTTGCGTGCCCAGCTATTCTTGATGCGGAATGCGTACCAGTCGTGGTGCATCTGCTCGATCATGCCTTCGTTCTCCATCTGCTCGAGCTTGTATGTTACGTTGTCCATTGTTGTGTTCCTTCCTTTCCTTTGGTTATGTTTCTACTATACACCCCGTTGCTTACGATTGCAATACTTTTTTTACGACTTTTTCGAGTCTTTTTTACAACGTTTAGATGAGGGCCTACTGGTATCCATTTGTTGTCTTGCCAGAGGTATAGGGTTAGATCTTTTTTATGACAATACATTGTGCGAAGTAAGCTTGGATTTGCTTGAATGGCTAACGATACAACTCTCGCGCCAAGACATTGCTCAGCGCGAGATAGAGGGCTATTCTTCATATTCTAGTGCTCCTATAGACTCAAGGTCTTCATCTGGCGTATGTGGCTTCTGTCGCACTTTTGTTTCTGCGTATATGTCTTTATCGTCTGGGTTGTCTAGGGATACCTCGCCACTAGTGATGCCCGTTACTGGTGGTAGGTTATCCATTAAGCCTCGCTCCTCATGTAATTATCGATGAACTGCTGACGAGCTTCTTTGTCGCCCATAAGCTTAAAGTCGTGACCGCAGTGTTCTCGCCAGGCTCGAGCTGCTTCAGCTTCTGGGCCCGTGCTGCGATTATTTTTCTGGTCACCCATGGATAGGCGTTGCTCTGGAGGGATCGCATTATCATCCTTGATCATTTTCATGTGCTGTACAGCACCCTTAGCAAACATCTCAGTTGTGCCATCTGCCATCTTTACTGGCATAAGGTTGAAAAACTCAACCATACGTTTCACCTCTTGTTGGGTATTGCCCTCAATGGTATGTACCGTTCCATCATAGGTGGTGATTTGATATTTTGTCATAAAGCATTTCCTCCTCTCTTGCTTATGATTCTATTGTAAGGCTGCTAGCCGTAAAAGTCAATGTTGTCGTAGTTAATTTTACGAGCATTCTCGCGTTGCTGCCTTTGAATAAGTTGCTCAATCTTAGCTGCCTTCATCGCAAGGTCATGTGCGGAATCAATGTTTGGTTTATATTCATACTCCCATTTGGGGAAGACGAGCCGCATAAAATCAAAGTAGTTTACCGTTGACTCAATTCCTCTAGTTCTTACTACTTCTTTAACCCAGCTACGCGCCTGATTATGGTTTGCAATACTTACCCCAAGAGCCTTTGCCGCGTCATAAAAAGCTTTTTCGGCAGGATTGTAATTCTTTCTCGTACTCGTCATTGGTGTAGCGAGTGAACCATATGGGTTATTGTGTTGTGCCGGCGCGTTATTTGATACTGTCACTACCTCTGTTGAGGTGTTATTAGGCTGCGTATTAGCCTCGATTTGTTTGGCGGGAGATTGCTCTGGTTGTTTCTCTGCTTCGGTTGTGGCGTCTGATTCAGCAATAACCTCTAGCTTGAGCTTATAGTACAGATTCTCGTCAATAACGTTGCCGCGTCGGTCGTAGTTGTCGGCCTCAATATTCTTTGTCTGCAGAGCGCATTGCTCTGCTGTGGTAAGCTCGCGCAATTCTGTCTCGCTAGTGTCTACTGGATTTGCTTCTGGCAAAAGCTCTTCGACAGTGGTAGCCGCTTTAAGTAGTTCATCGTCTTGCTCGTTCTCTGGCTCTGCTTTTTTCGTGTAGTCCTTTTTAAAACCACTAGGTACCGGTCGGTCGTTACTGGTGATCGTGATATAGCGCTCTCCGCCTGGGTTAAGGTACACATTGATGTAGCCACACTCTGCCAACCTCCTAATGATACGTGATACTTGCGACCTTGAAAGGTCAAATGCATCTGCGAGATACTGATTAGTGCACCACGCGTAGCCCTTCATATTGGTGAGGGCTGATATTTCGACCATGATTATCTTTGCTGTATTAGTCAGCCGCTTATCATATCGTACATCTGCATTTATATATCCTGTCCAGCCTGCCTGGTGGTTTTTATCTCCTAACTCCATTTATTGATGCCCCCGCCAAATATAAAAATTGCCATATCTAACGTTTCATCTGGTGATATGACACGATAGTACACTGGGCTACCTCCAACATATTCTTTTGTAACCCAACGCAAATCTCTTAATGTTTTGAAAGCATGAAAAGCGCTTTTTGTGTCTAGCTTCAACGATCGTGCTACATCTTTCCATGTACAAATAACACCTTTTTCTTTGCCTGGGATAAGTTCACGACGTCTCTCCGCTAGATACTTGTATACTCTAAAAGCATACTGTGCTCGCTCTATATCCCTACTATAGGCTGCAAGATAAAGCATCATCAGATGATATGCTGGCACTTCGTGCTTGTACCTTTCTTGGTTCATGTTCCTATTTCCTTTCGTGTCCCGAGGACACGACCACCGAGCATAGGCGGGCATCGGTGGTTGTCCTCGTAAATGCTTGTTTGCTTTGAACAACCCGCCTGTACTTCTAATAATAGCACACACAGTAATCATAATCAAGAATTTTTCGTTGTGTTTTTTATTGGTTCGCGGCTTGCCGCAACAAGCGAACGAAGTGAGCGCGTTAGTGTTATGTTATTAATTTATGTTGTCTATATATATACCTACGCACCCGTGCGCATACCCCTACGCACCCGTGCGCATACCCCTACGCACCCGTGCGCATACTAAGCCTAGCAATGGCCGGTTTGAGAGTCTCCCAAAAACCTCTTGCTTTTGCTTTTCATATGAGCTACAATAGAATCATAAGCAAAGAGAGGAGAATTTGCATGACACAACAAGAAATTACAAAACGTGACGAGAAGAGGGCTATGCAGCTTGCGCTGAAGAACCAATACGAGCCAGTCGTCCCACTCGCTAAGGGAATGATCAGCAACGCTGAGAATGAAAAGCAGACGCTGAGCTTGATCGCTACCCTCCATAAAAGCGTCCTAGGGCTCACTAAGACGGGCGAGATGCGTCCAATTGGTGACTTACGGGTATTTATGGCTATTGCCAACCAATACGGCCTAAACCCGTTTAAAAAGGAGATTTACGCTACATATATCTGGGACTCAAACCGACGAGGCGAGGAGTTGATGCCAATCGTGAGTATCCACGGCCTGCGCAAGCTGGCACGAAAAGGTGGCGTATACACTCACACAGGTGCAGCAGAAGTTAAGAAAGACGGTGATAAGCTCCTGAGTGTCACGGTGCCTGTGTTTGGTCGCTGGGATAACACGAGCACGCCAATCGAGGTGACACGCTACACAGCCTACTATGATGAGTTTGTACGCACTAACCGCGAAGGGCAGCCAATGAGCAACTGGAGAACGATGCCTATCGTGATGCTTACCAAGTGTGCTGAGGCTAACGCTCTGCGTGCAGGCTTTGATATTGCAGGTATCTACGTAGAGGAGGAA